CGGTCACCGCATCAAGCCGCCATATCCATCTGGCAGAACTTGCTGATGCCGGTACCGGTGATGCGGTCGTCCGCCAGCGCTTCACCGGGCACCTCCAGCTTCAGGTACTCCTGACCGAAGGCTTGCAGCTGGCTGACCAAGCCCAGCTTCACGCGATGCACACGCAAGCTGTAGGGCTCGCCCGACTGGGCGTCGTTCAGACCGGCAATGTAAATCTCCAGCTCGACCGCAGGCGCCGTCAGCATCTGAATGACGCTTGCACCGCGCGGAGTGTAGCTGGCTTTGACGCCGGCGCTGGTGATGTTGGTAGTGCTCAGCACGATGATGCCGTGTGGGTTGAGAAGGTAATCGGTACCCGCAACCAGCGCAGTGTCTGACGCTGTTTTCAGCACCGGCGCGACCGACAGGTCCGGCAGGTGGTTGAACGGAATCAGCTCACCCAAAACACCGCCACAGGCCAGGGCTTCATCAACGATGGGGGTAACGTCCACCTCAGTCACCGTTGAGCGAGTTGCCCAGGCGACGTTCTTTGGCGTCAGGTCAAACAGGCCGATGGTGGTGTTCACATCCGTTACGCGGTCGCGGACGTTGCGGTTACCACCACCGCCGCGGTAGTTCGGCAGGGCAATGCGGTTGGTTTGGTAAGAGATGTTGAAGACATCGCAGTTGCCGATATCCACCAGTGCATCTTGGCTCTGATAGGCGCGGGCGTAAGCGATGCCCTCACCGATAAACGAACGGTCTACTTGTGCCATGGTTGGTCCCTCGGCTTATTGCTTGGCAGCGGGCTCGACCTTCTCAGGCGTGGCCGGCTGCTTGGCGGTTGCTGTGGCGGGCTTGGCAACAAACCCGTTCTTGATGGCGTGGGCGGCCACATCCGGCGGCAGGTTCTGCTCGCCCGTTTTGTAGGCCACGACCTTGCCGCCCGCATTCCAGTTAAATGGCGCGGTGACGTTGTGCTTCGGCATGAATGCCTCCGGTTATTTGAGGGGTTGTTGGTAGTTGATTTGCAGCTGCATGACGTGGGCGGCCCACTGACGCCCGGGCGCTGGCGGCAACGGGGACTCACTCGGCATGGCAACCTGCTGCACACCTTGAACAGTCAGCCCCGCCTTTGGCCCTGCCAGCGCGACTTTCACTGCAAGTCGCCCGGACCGCAGCGCCGGCGCGAACGCCCGCAGCTTGGTGACCAAGGTGACGCTGACCGTGGTTTGCTCGCGCACACCGGCTGGGCCGACGCGCTCCAGCTCCTGCGTGTCGCCTGGCTGCAGGATGATGAAACTGTCCGGCAGCGCGGGATCGGCCTCATCCAGCACCCGTAGCACGCTGTCTTCAAACACCAGCGCGCCGAAGTCGGGCACCACCGCCAGCCGTTGCTCCAGCTCTGCCAGCAGCAGGCTTTGTACGTCAGCAGGCATATCAGGGCCTCACGTAGAAGGTGATAAGGGAACCATCATCAGATTCGATGCCGTCCAGGTGCATGGTCTTGCCAGCGATCAGCTTGACCGGCTCGCCCGCATTGCTGCGGAACGCGCCCTTGCGGTCATAGCTGCCCAGCGCGCCTTTCAGCACGCAGATGGTGACCACGCGATCAACCGCACCAGACAGATCATTGATGCGCTCAACGTCCTGCTCGACGATGGCATCGAGCCCCTCAACCGCCACCGAACCGGATGCGGTGAGGAAGTCGACGCGCCCATCCTTGAGCGAGTCCAGCAGGGTGGCGTCCATGTCGTCTGCCAGATCAGCGAAGCTGGCCACGGTTAGATGGTCAGCGTGCGCACCGCCAGCGGCTTGGTGCACAGGTGCAGCGGGTTGGACTGCGCCTCGCCCGCGATGCCCTTGTCAAAGGGCATACGCTCCAGCTTGGCGTAGTACGGCAGGCCCTCGGTGTTGACCGTTTCCATGTAGTCCGCCGGGGCGAAGGCACTGATGAACAGGTCCGGCACACCCTCCGGCACCAGACGGGCCTCGTTGTCAGCCACAAAGGGCTGACCGCTCAGCTTGCCGCGATAGCGCTCCCAGAGGATGCCGCCGAACTCGAACGCCTGGCGACGGTCACCGCGCAGCGCACTAGCCGCTTCACTGGCAAGGTAGGTCTCGCGCACGTTCTTGTGGGAGATCAGCTTGTTCCAGAAGGTCTTGCCGCACCATGCCCGTGCGCCGGTACCGGTGAGCGCTCCCAGCGCGTCCTCCTGAATATCCAGAACCTCAACGCACTTGACGCTGACGTCGGTGGCTTCGTTGTTCAGTTCAAAGGAGAACGCCTTCGGACGGGTCAGGCCGAAGCGTTGGAAGATATCCAACAGGACTGTCTTGCCATCGGCATCCAGCACCAGGCCGTTGACCGCACCGACGCGCTGATACTCGTGAGTGACATCCAGGTTCATCTGCGCTTTGTTCAGGCGGCGTTCGATAACTCGCTGAGCCTGCTGCAGCTCGGTAGTGCTGCCCACCGCGCGAATGCCCTGGATCTCATCAGCGAGAACCTTAAAGGTCTGCGGCAGGTGCACGGTGTTGAACGGGATCAGTTGACGCTTGTCGGCCAGCACGGCCATGCCAACGCTACCGCGCTCGCCCGCGGGCACGAGTGCCAGAGTGGTGCCGTCCTTTTCGATCTGAACAACAGTGGAGTTGACACCCTGCTCAGAGAACAGGCCCGAGGCACCGATCTGGCCGGCAACCTGCGGAGTGTCATTGATGACAGCCAACAGCGCCATTACGCCGAAGGCTTCATCTTCAAAAAGGGAAATCTCAGCCATGGTGGGCTCCTTGCAATAAAAAACCCCGCGAGAGCGGGGTTGAGGGGTAAACAGTCAGATCAGCTCTGCTGGTTTGGGTCAGGGCCGGATGACGATGCCAAGGGCTGACAGATCAGCGCGCCCGTTAGCGTCTAGGCCAGTCAGCAGGCGCTCGGTGACCTCCGCGTCGCGCACGATGCCGACTGCCATGACATCCACATCAGTGGCGTCCACCGGGCCATACAGAATGGCTGAGGCTGTGCGTCAACCATCGTCGGTCCCGTCATCGTCGTAGGCCACGTATTCACCCAGGTTGGCCGTCACCGCCAGCGTGAAGGCATCGCCCTCGGCAAAGTCGGTGCTGCCATCAGCCAGGGTGAAGCCAATGCCTGCAGCCTCAAAGGCAACACCAACCTCGCCGGTACCGATGACCGCACCGCTCGAGGAGGTGACCTCAAAGGTGCCGCCGTTGGCCGCAGCCTCGGTGATGGTCAGCAGGTACGTGCCAGATACCGCCTCACTGCTGATAGCAATGCTGCCGATGGTGCCGTTGCCGGTGTTGCCACCTGCCGCCGTTGGCACCATGGCGTTGGCCGCGGTGATCATGGCCAGCAGGGTACCGGCGG